CATAAGCTAATCTAGCTTTCATCATTCCTTCTTTTCCTGGATCAGTAGGTCTACCACCTCTTTGAAGTTTTATTCTACCACCTAGTTTTTTCATTTGTTGTTGTTGATTCATTAGTTGATTAGCTCCATAAGTTCCTGCTGCTCCTACTCCCATGATTGGCACTAATGATTTATATATATTAGGGTTAGACATATCGAACATTCCATTATTGCCTACTGCTGATTTTAAATAATTACCTGGTTTATTGTTAACTATAGTAACATCACCTAAATCACCATCAATAATATTTCTTAATTTAATCTTATTAAGGTTTGTAGAAGCTATATATTCTGCTATATCATCCGTTGATGTTATATCCCCTAAAGCAGCTCTCATTTTATCAAATTCAACTTTATCAGTAATAATGTTATCAAAATTATTTATATAATTTTCTAACTCTAAAATTCTTTTTTCTTGAGCTTTAAGTAATTCAGGATTAACATCAGGAATATTTTTTAACTTATTATAGTGGCTTTTTGTAGCTGCTAAATTAGTTTCTAAATTTAATTTAGATTTACCCTTAACTAAATTAACATCTGTCCAATCAGATAACATAGTATTATAATCTATTTGTTTTCCTTTTGGATGAATTAAATGAAAAACACCAGGTTCTTCCCTTGAAGAAAAAGGTGTCAAAATTTTAGGATTCTTTACTCCAAAAGCATAATTACGAGCAAGGTCATAATTACCAGTAAAAATACCCCTATCTCCAGATAAGTTAGGTGACCTGCTTACTGAAAAATCAGGATTTGTATTGCTAATACCTACCCCTCTATAAGTGTTGTCAATATTACCAAATCCTTTATGACCATAAGCTTTTTCCCAATTTTTACTTTGAGATTGTATCCACAATTCTGGAGTAGGTTTACTACCCTCAGGCATCAAAGAAGGTGTGCCATCAGGATTTTTCATCCAAGTACCATCAGCTTTAGCTTTTTGTTCAATAGCTAAATACTCATCCATTAAAGCTTTATTCTGTGGAATTTCTTTATTCCATTTAGCCCAATCTATTTCGGATTTAAAAGCATTAGGTGAACCAGGTAGTTGTCTTGGTATTTCTCGTTGGGTTAATAACATTTCTAATTCTTTAGGGTAACGCTTACCACTTATAATATTTTGAGAAGTATTTAAATCTAAATAAGTTGCTTTACCTGTTTTAGGATTTATTAAAATATTTTCTGGATTTGAAATGTCGACATATATTCCTGATTTATTTAATTCATCAACTTCTTTTAAAACTTGTTCCATTTCAGCAGGAGTAGCCTGATTTAAAGGTTTCATATCTTTTGCACCTTCTACTTTAGGCATAATTTCAACTCTATCCGCTTTAGAAAAAGCTCCTTTTTTTGGAATTATAGTTCTACTTTGTAAATCACTTGGTAATTGTCTATGTTTTTCTATTATATCATCTACATTTGTTGGTAATTGTTCAGGTGTGTGCCATTTTTTTAGAGCTTGATTACTATTTAAAGAATAAACATCTCCATAAGAACCACTACCTAATTTATTAGGTGTGTATCCAAATTCTTTTGAAAAGTTTTTTAACTTTGCTAAGTCTGAATAATTAGTAGCTACATTATCTAAATATTTTAAACCTGCTTTAGTAGCTTTAGATCCTGCCTTAGCAGCTAAACCAAAAGGGATATAATTTCCTGCATCCAAAATCATTTCTGTAGTAGGGTTTATTCCTGGAACTACATCAGACAGGGTTCTTTGGGAATCCCCCATTACATCAAATGCATTAGAGTAATTATAAGGTTTACCAGAGGCGTGTTCTAACCCTTCTGTCATAAGAGCCATAGGGATAGAAAAAGTATTCCCAACCATGTTAGCTGCTGTACCTGGCATACTTTTTACAAACTCTGAAGGGATATTCTTAAAGTCTTTTATCCATTCTCCTGGATCATAAGTAGCTTTATTTTCAATCAGATGCATCTCATACTTATTCTTAAACTTCCCTGTCTTTATTTTAGACTTTTCTTCAGGTGTAAGTTTATCCCAGTTTTTCCAATTTCCCCCTTTAGCATCTTTATATTTAGGTTTAGCTATTTCACCTTGTACAGTAAATTCAGGTAAAGAATATTGAGGCTCAAATGTAAAACCTTGCTCATCAGGCACATACTGCCCTTTAAGAGAGCCCTTATTAAGGTTACTTAAATCTGCATAAGTATTAAATCCTTGCTTGTTAATATCATACATAAAGCTAGGATCAGATTGATACTGTCTAAATAGTTGTTGTTGATATTCCTTATAAGGAGATTCATAGGCATCTGGCTGTTGACCAAACATATACCTATCATTTTCTCTATATGCATAATCAGTAGATGGCTTTGTTAAAGGGTTTAAGGGACTACCTATTGGAATATTAATAGTAGGTAAGTTATCTACAACATCTATCTTAACTGGTGGATCTCCACCATTTTGATATTTAGGAAGTTTACCCCCTTTAGAGTATTTCTTATTCTTAGCCATTATGCAAATGTAATAATAATTTTTTTAATATGCAAATTTTTAGTGTAATATTAAATGTTACCTAAATGATGGTCTGTATGAATGACCTATCATATGAACTAAAAATCTATTGTCAGGATTATTGTCATACTTGAATTTAATCTCCATATGCTTATCCCTCATTCTCTCTCTGTTAGTATTAGACCTAGGAACATGTGCTTGCCAAGTTCTTTCTTTCCTTTTAACAGTATTATTATTTATTAAATTAATATAATCTGTTTCTTGATAAGTGGTCTCACATTTTAACTCATAGAAAGTATCATTAGGCTGATCTTCTCCATTTATGTTAGTTGACTCTGTATGCCATATTAAGTTATCAAACACTTTAGTATATACAGGCATATCATTAGCATACATATGTATCTCAGAGTCATTTACAAAACCATAGAAAGAACCTCTAGGACCTTTGTCATGTATCCAAGAATCTGTTCTGTTCTTACTGTCTACTGAGAATAAAGTAGATGGATCATAGAAATATAATGGACTTTCAAATGTGTAGAAAGATGAAAACCCTTGAATAAACTCATTAAACACAATAGTAAATCCTGTAGGAGCTGAGTGTATCTCTCTTAGAAATCCTCCTACAATCAATTGTTCTATTGTAAGTTTGCCTGGGTATGAAAATGGCAGTAATACTTCAAATGACCCTAAAGGAGAATTTACCAACTGTCCTGGCACATAATTAGTGGTAAGATCTAATTCACTTAAGTAAGGAGGAACAATTGCTCCTTGTACAGTAAACACTACTTCATTGTACTTATAATCATAGTAACCATTAATTCCTTTCCCTATTAGTGGATTATCTCCACCGTCTAATTCATTTAACCTTATATCATTAATCAGGTTATCATCTAAGTAAGAGAATGAACCTTTGTAATCAGATAGTGGTGCCATACCATCAGCACCTATTCTGTACATCTTATTATTATTAATGTCTACCCAGTACAAATGAGACTTAGAAGGTATTACTCCCCATTGGTGCTTACACCCTACAGAATTAGAAGCATAAGTATAATCATGTAACACTCCCCCTACTCCTAGTTCTAATGATTGTCCATCAGAAGTTGTAGTTTGTACTCTAGGATTAATTGATACTATACATGTAGCTCTATCTTGGAAAGAGTAAAACTGATCATTAAGAGTGTATACTTTATTAATAGGACCATATAAACTCTCAAGGTCTATGAATTCATTAGCCCCAAAGCTTTGCCATGAGTCAATTACTTCACCATTTATCTTAGGGTCTGATGCATATATACGAGTATCAAAGTAATCTATACAATCAGAATCTTTAAAATCAAATGGTTTAGCAAAAAACTTAACTATGTTATCCTCCGCAGAGTATACATTATTATAAGTAAATGTTTCTCCTAAATCTGTATTTCCTGTAAGTATAACATTCCCTCTTGAAGTATCAGACCTAGTACCTGTTTCAGCTACTAAGTGAGATTGCATATGAATACCTTGCCTCATTTCTGTGTGGATAGGAGATTCAACTGGGAAAAATAAAGTTTGACTTCTTCTAGGAGTAGCAGATGAATTACTAAATGCCCAAGATTTTGTAGCCTTATGCACATCCATTAATGTCATAAATATATCTCCTCCTGTAACATCAAATACTCTTGATGTGTATGCATCATCTACTTGGATAAAGTTTCCTGTAGATATGTAAGAGTTATTAGACCTTTGGTTAAAAGTATTTCCTCCATACTGTGCAAGTAAATCTCTCTTGTAGTTTACTATGTAATGATTTGCACCAAGAGTAGCACCATTAAGTCCACCAGTATCTGTTCCTGGGGAAAGAGTAATCTCTGTACCTGCGAATGTTGGAGTACTTAAATAGCTTTGAGTATTAGAATATATAGGATCAACTGTTTTGATTAGTACAGTCTTCTGCCCCCACCCATGGTATTTAGCTGATTGTGAAGAGCCTATCCCAGTAGTTCTGTAAGGGGCATAAACTTCATTTCTAAATATAATGTTATTATCTATTTCAGTTTCACTTCCTTCAGCTCCTTCTGGTATAAACCAAAAGTTTTCTATATCAGTCTCAATATTAGTAGAATAAGTATTTAACCCTGCAGGAGTCTGCATTTTATACATTTTTCTAATATAAATAGAATAATCCTGAGTAGTTGCTTCATACTTAAAGTTTAAATCATTTAAGTCAGATGCAAATTGATCTCCATCCCCTAATGTTTGAACAGTTTTAATCTTGTCTCCAGCTCTGTTAGATAGCTCATTAGTGTATAAGTGTTCTGGGAATTGTACTGTAAAATAATTTGACCTATAATCAAACCCTCCTGTTGGGTCATATGAGTTCTCAACATTCTGGAGTTCAGGATCATAATCATTATTAGATGCTCCATAGGAATCAATTTCTCCTTGAGCTAAAGAAAATAAATACTCATTACCATCTTCCATTTCTCCTGTAGGAGTAGCAATAGTATTAGGTGGAGATGCATCTACCTTGATATAAGGACCTGTTTTAAATGCTAGTCCTTGAGCAACTACAGTTCTATCATTAGCTTCTCTTTCCATTCTCACAATAGAATATCCAGTTACTTGGTCTTTTACTGACTGCGGTAAGTCAACTTCAAATTCTATGTAGGGTACATTATAATAGTAAGGGAATCCTCCTTCTAATAAGTTTCCTCTAAATCCTACATTATTATAGTTACTTCCTGTATCAGAATAAGCACTTCTACCTGGATCAAATGCTTCAGGTATTTTAATGTCAGCTATCCAATTAGCAAATCCAGCATTACCTTGCTGGTCAAAGAACACAATTGCAAATCTATAAATCTCATCTCTTTGGTAACCCTTTTGAACTCCAAATCTATATGGAGATTTCATAGAACTAAATAAAATGTTCTGCTCATATACTCTACCCTCATTTAAGTCTAAAGTTTGAAATGAGTTTACATCTGCAAGTCTAATAGGAAGAGATTCAAAAGTAACTCCTGAATCATTTGTAGTAGTGTCTAATGGGTAAGTATCTGCTAGTACTTGCTTAGTTTTAATTTTATAAGAAATCCATTCCCCTGATCCTCCATACTCAGATGTTCCTCTATAAAATTTATTAACAGAGAAATCATCATTAATAGCATTTGCTTCATCTGGTACATTACTAAAATTAGTATAAGCATTACCATCTACATTAAATGTAGTAGAGTTAATTTCATGACCATAAGCTCTAGGATCAAATTCATCTATAGTAAAGTCTAATCCTGCGTATGAAGTGTTTGCTACAAATAGCCTGTTGTCCTTAGATGTAAGTGTCTTAGCATGTGTAAATGCTCTAGATCCTATTAAGAATTCATCTAATGAGATTTCAAAAGAGTTTTGCTCTTGACCATCAATAGTAAATCTAAATACTCCCCCTTCATAAGGCTCAGTTGCTACAGAAGTAACTACTGCAGTAGAGTTCTTAGATGCTCTGTATAGAGTAACAATCTCAATGAAATCATAATCTTGGTCTAAGTTAGATACATTAATTTCTATTCCTTTTCCTGAATTAGAGCCAGAATTCTCACCTAAGTATTCCCAATAGTTAGCTGTCTCCTCATCTGCAGATACAATAGGTATCATTCTTGAAGGTAAACTAAATGATGTCTCAGAACCTGCAGCAGTTCTAAGTCTGTATGCTACTTGGTATATACCAGTTGTTAAGTTTCCACCTGTTAGAATATTTTCTAATACTGGCTGTGAATGGTTAAGTATAGGAATTAAACCTAAGTTTTCTACATCTGTAAAGAATACATTAGGAGATTCTGTCTGTATTGTTCTTACTACATTATAATTATCAGTCCAGTATAATCTTTTAGTACAGTCATTTTCATACCTACCTATAGCCTCAATAGGATATTCCCTACTAAAGTTTACATAATCATTATATACAATAGATAAAGCAGTTGCTTGTGTAACTTCATCTACTTCTAGTTTCCAGATTTGCCCTGGTCCTCCTGAAGTAGTAGTATCATTAGTAGTGAATAAGTAAAAGTCATCCCTAACAGTAGTCCACCCAATTATCTCTAAATCTGTTTGGGCAGGTAAGTAAACTCCTTTAGCCATATAAGAAGATCCATCAGATACATCAAAGAATACATCTTGAGTAATACTTCTAAATCTAATTAAGTTAGGTAATGTTAAGTAAGCTTCTACACCTAGAGCTTGTACTGAAGGGTCATTATTAATTTGAGTTACAATTTTAGCAGTGATTTCTATATTATCAGCACCTGCTACATCTATGGTCATATTATAACTAGAAGTATCTACTTCAAATAGTAATCCTTCTGTACCTGTATTACTGTCAGGATAAGAAGTAATAAATTCATATGTAGGAGTAGTCTCAGGAAGAGTAAAAGAAAGTTCATTACCCCTAATATTGAGAAGACCCCCAACAGCTTTTCCTGAGTTATCTGTCCAAGGTCTAAAATTAGTTAAAGAGTATGCAGTATTCTTAGCTTGTACTACCTTAGAGGAATCAAGGTTCATTCCCTTTTCAAAGCTATTTATAGATATCTTACCCATTATTTAATTCTTCTTTTCTGTTGTTCACCTAGATTTTTGAATCCTGTTCTATGGTGATTATAGGATTGGAATGTTCTAAGTAGTTGATTCTTAATACTTTCTAACTGGTCTACTGAATGTAGCTTAGCTTTGTTAGATGCTTGTCCTACATAAAATGCCCACTCTTGTTTAGAGTCTTCGTATAAATTTCTTCTACCTCCATTATTAGGGTTCTTTCTATAGTTTATGTAATCCATCTTCATAGTAAAATATCTTACTAGAGCTTCTCTGTATGATTCCTGATCTGGTACCATTGGGTAACCTTCATCATCAAATGGGAATTCTAAATAAGCTATACATACTTCACCTTCTTTAACTGATAGAGTAAGACAGTCAGAGTTCACATCATATGTAATATCACAGTCTCCTGAACAACTATCAGGGAATCCTGCATAGAATTCATTCCCAAAACCATCAATATAAAAACCTTCTGAGTAAGTAGATAGCCCACTGAATGGTTCAGTATTATCCATACCACAACATTCTCCACCTAGTAAGTGATGGAATGTATTAGTAGAGTATCTAGCTGGTTTACCATTTACCATTATTTGTTCTATCTTATGTAGATTACATGGTAATGGAGCTCTGTAATTCTCTATCTTAAGATTAGGATTATCATTAATACCAGTAACTCTTCTTCTGTACTGTAAAGGATGTCCTATCTTATTTAAGGCTTCTACAGTCCATCTAATGAAGTTTTCATAGTTAACTGGCTCTTGGGTTTCAGTGTCCCCATAAAAGTCCTCTATAATGCTCTTAACTGATATTAATTGTCCAATCATAGGTAGTAGTCTATTTCAAAGTTAGTTTTTAGTACTGAAGCCAGTTTTCTTTTAAATGCTCTAGCAGGTATAAAGTAATAAAATGTTTTATTCTTTAATTTTGGTTTAGACTTATCCCAAAATATTTTATACTTGTATCCCCCTCTATGCTCATTAAGATGAAATACTATAGTCTTCTTTTCTTTTGCTATAGGGTTGTCAGCCCAAAGCTTATTAGTTTTTCCCCAGTCAGGAATTAACTTATCTGTTTTAGATAGGTCTACCTTCTTTTTCCTAACTCTTAGGTATCCTAGATTAGATGGAAGCTTAACTCCTTCTGAATGGTTAATTATTAAGTCTACTAAACTTAAGTTAAATTCTTTTAATATTGTAGAATAAACAGAATAAGGTACCTGAAGTTCTTCCTGTACTTGTTCTTGATAATGCTTATACAAATCTTTAATCTTATATTCTGCTTTCTTCCTTTCCTTCATTATGATTTAGGTACATTTGGTTCTACATCATGTTCTGCATTTCCTTGGTTATCTGTAGGGGCAGAAGCTGCTAATCTCACATTAAGATTAAATATCATTTCTTT